TAAGGTGTAAAACCAGTCGCCATGCGCAAAAAAATGCTCACCAATTGCGCAAACCCTCTTGTTTGAATCGCTCATTCCGTCACATCCTGATCTGGCATGGTTTCGCTTTCAATGAGTCGTGCGCGGCCTTCGTCGGTCATCCACTTGTAGCTATGTGGCGTGTGCAATTGCTGGATAGACGCGGGCAGCTCATCGAATCCCGCATGGCTATTGATGGCGCGCATCAAGCCTTGATTCGCTGCGCTACTCATAGATGCCGCTATCCGTTGCGTCGGTAGATTCGAACTTACGACCATTGCTAAACTCATAGACCACATCAGGCTTAGTCTCGCCCTCTGCGGCCTTGCATAGCTCGCTAAATGGGTAGTGGCGAATCGTTACTCGTGGCGTTGTTGGCTGCGTCATCAATAATCCCCCTCTGCCTCTGGCGTTAGCTCGCTGTCATCAATAATCACTGGCGGTCTCGGCTCCATGTCATAGATTCGACTGGACGCGTCAATCAAGTCCTTCAGTGGTGCGAACGGGTAAAACAACGCCTGATCGACAAACTGCCGCGTCAGGTCGTAGATATTTCCGTCTGAATCTGTGTTTCCTAGATGCTTAGCGATGCGGTATGGCTGGCCCTCACCCGTTACCCGCTTCTGCATGCTCGATAGTCCGTTGTGGTCGGTGTATTCGATGGTCTTGCCATCGTCCGCAATCTTCCACCAGCACGGCTTGCCTTGATGAATCTGCACAGCCGGAACAAAGAACTTCTTGGCGCGGAAGTCCGGCCCAAGACGCTGAACCCGGTCATCCTTCGACCCTTCGCCATCGCGCGGCCAAGCCAATTCCTCAATCGTGAAGGCGTCTTTCTCGACCTCCATGCGCTCGCGAAAATAATCCATGTCCGCCAGTGCGCCATACACTTCATAGCCCACCTTGACGTTCTGCACACCGGGCGCATTCATCCAGTGCTTCCTGAGAGATTTCAACATCTCCCAGCGGCCCTTCAAGTCCATGCGGTGATTCGCACCGTCTAGCAAATACTTGTTACGGCCTGCATCGACGCCAATGACTGAGAACGCTGTACAAGCGCTTCCCTTCTTCATCGACCGCGCTGGATCGCACATCACATACACGTTAAGCGTCTGAGGTCTTATCTCGTACCGCTGTATATCGCGGATGTCGAACATGGCCTGCTGGCCTGCTAGCGGGTTTTGCAGCATCTGGCAGGCGAATGTTGCTGGGCCTTGAATGATTAGCTTCGCCGCCAAATCTTTACGACTAAGCAATACTGGATTGCCGTCTGCACTGCCGTCATCCGTACAGGCATACAGTCGCGGTTCTAGCGCTTTACGCTCAAGTATCGCCCCGTACGTATCGCCAAAGTGGTATCGCGTTCCTATGTGCCACTTGCGACCGCCAGCCATACCTAAATTGTCACTTAGTTCCCAAGCTGCCGTTGTCTTGGCGATCTGGTCGGGCGTCGTAACTGACTCGCGCGTCACCACGTCATCGTATATACGCAGCTTGAAGTGAGCGCCAGTAGGTTGCCCATCGACCAATCCATGCGCCTCTAATGTGGCTTCCTTTGGATTGGTCTTTCGCTTAACCACAATCCCTTTCTCTTCACTCCACTTAATGGAGTCTTTGGCGGGGTTCTGGTACAGCACGTCCGGGAAAGCGCGCTTTAGGTTTTCGTTCAACTCCAGCTCTGTCTTGATCTGCGACCAGAACTTACGGGCGACAGGCTTGGTGTGACTGAAGATGCCGATAGTTATTTCAGGATCTCGCAAGATCTCTTGAATAGCGCCTGCGAATGTAATTATCGTACTTTTGTAATGCTCGCGACTCCATAAATCCAGTCGGTCATCAGGAGCGCGCTCAACCTCTCGGCAGCGTTCATAAAGCCATGGGTGCAATGCATCATGCCGGTGGCAAGCCCTGACTAGCAGGTAGTAGCGATCCGCGAGACAAAGCTCTCTGACTGCATCCTGTCCATGCTGCTTCTCTAGCCCATCCCAAAACTTAATACTCTGCTCTAGCGTGAGGCTAAGCAGTTCGTCCTTAATGTTATCCAGCAGCACCGCGAACCTTGCTCAGAAGGTCGGCTGCGTCTTGGCTGAATGTGTGCGTAACCTTGTGCTCAAGCGGCGCATCAGGATCGCCCTTGACGGTCTGCTCAACGCGCGCCTTCCAATCATCAGAGCGGCGATTGTTCAGCCAGTAGATAGCAGCGGTCGAATCAGGCGGGTAATACTTGCGGATCGGCGTTTGAATAATCTCACCCGCCACAACCCTGATATCCACTTCGTCGTGCTCGTAGCCAGTAGCCCTCGCGAACAGGCTGCGCACCACTCTTTCGTCCGGCGCTTCCTTGCCTGTTTTCATGGCCTGACAAAATTCTTCGTTCTCGGCCTTCCACCGATACACGGTGCGCACATCAACCTCGAAGAAGTCGGCCACTTCAATGTCCGTGGCGCCTAGTTTGCACAGCTTTTCTACCTGTCCTATGTACTCAGGCAAGAAAGATGATGGGCGTCCAGCGGGCATTGTATTACTCCTGTCCGCGCCAATAGGTAGCGGCTCCATTAAACAAAAAAGCCGCACTATCTTTCGACAAGCGGCTTACGATTCTTTTGGGCGCACAGTCCCGGAGCAAATATAGAACTATTTTGAGATTTGTGCAATAGACTTATTTGCCTCAATCTAGCAGAACCCACCACTCCCACTCATCGTCGCCATTTGGCTTTGTGAGTAGCTGCGTACCAAAATAAACCATATCTGACGGCAAATCGATTAGTGCGCTCTGAAGTGTTTCGCGTAGAGCTTCGTCCTTGTCTTTGTCTGCATCAAACTCATGGCGCCCTGCGTATTTCGCGCCTACTGGATGTGGATGATTCATGACAATCCTAACTTTTGCCCATGCTGCCAGAACTCCTCGACCGCCTTTGGGTAGATCACATCAACCGGATCGCGGAACGAATAGACCTTAACTATACTGTAATAGAACAAGATAGCCGCCGCGTGAATTGGCTTAAGTGAGCTTTTATAGTCAGGCGCGACGCCGTTAATGATCTGATCCACCGTATGCGCGGTTTGTAGATCCATGTCCTCGCACATCTCGTCAAACGCATCAATTGACGATACGCCGCCAGATATAAAACCTGCCGACTCACCATCATAGCCGCGCTCGCACTTAGCTAGAAACTTATGCTTCTGCGCCCAATTGGCTAGATGTGCCTCTGCTTCTCTCATTGCTCAACCTTTGCGATAGAGGCTCTAGCTGTCTGCGCTTGCTGCAATGCAATGCGAGCCTGCTTTAAATCTTGGGCGCGCTGTTCAACAGTCTCGCGGGCTTGCTTTTCGTCGTCGGTCTCGTCTCGATCCCAGATAAACGAAAGCTTCAACACTAGCGAACCAGACCATACGGCGCTTTGGTCAATCTTGCTAAACCGGCCTAGCAGATCGCCTACCGTCAGTCCCGGCTCAATACTGACTATTGCTGACTCTTGAACTTGCATGAACTACCCTCTTATTGGTTAAAACTGCACACCCACACGCAACTGAACGACCGAAACAGTACCGCTTCCAACGGCTGGCACATACAAGACCTGCAATACAAGTTCGTCCATCACAATACTAGACGCGACACCTCCGACAATAAAGCAGGTTCGCAACTGGTTGCAATCATACCCTGTAGCCAATGCACCAAAAGCCCCAAAGCTTACCGGCCCTGCTTTCAATGGTAGCCACATTACGCCTAAGCTTGCAGATAGCTTGCCGTAGCTGTTTGTCCCTATCCCAATATCCGAGGATAGATCGTTGTCAAAATCACGCTGAATGCTCAGTCTGTGCGGCTGTTGCCATCGTTCGCACGTCTTGGCATAGGCTGTCTGGCAGACTGACGAATGCTTGGTATAAACATCGACCATCATGCGGTCTTCGGCATGTGCTGATATAGCGACAAACGCGGATAGAACGATTAGTATTTTCATGACATCACCCATCTAGCGGCCCGCTTTGGGCCTTTTTTGTCGTGTATCTTAGCTTTAAGCGCCTTTAGACACTCGGACACGTTACTTTCTGCCCGGCCGATCTCTTTGGCGATCTGCGCGATGGTCTTGGGCGTTGCTTCCTTGAGTGCGCTTGCGACTAGATCAATAGACTCGCCCTTAGTCTTGCTTGCCATTAGCGGTCTTACTGCTTGGTTTAGCTGGGCGATTAGTGAGAAGTCGAAACTCATGATTCTATTTTACGCGGGTTTAGCAGAGAAATAGACCAAGGCGCTGCGATAAGCCGCCTAAACCTATCCCCTTCCTCATGACTACTATCAAACTCAGATCGTGATCTAACGCCACACACTTCTCTTACACATTGAGCCGCTTGATCTTTATTCTCTACTGCATACGGTGGAAACTTTTCAATTAAGAATTTCCAAAACTCCGGCATTTCGCAGAACATAGCGGCATAGCCAGATAGCGCCATCTTGTGCTTCGGCTTCTCTTTAGGCTCTTTGACAGCTTCCGCCTGCGCACCAGCTATTGCAGCCTCTTGAGTAATCCTAGCAAGCCCAAACGGCGTGCCCGGCACAGTCCCTAGCGCCGCAAACTCAGCAAGCGTGCATTGCAAGTCAAACGTTACCCTTGGCGTGCCATCGGCCATAGTTTTAACGGTTACGAAAGTTCCTAGAAACGCACTCATATCGCCGCCAATCTCACAAAGCTTTTACGCAAGCACTCAAGCACACCAGACCAGCCGACGCGCTTCTTCCATTCTACGCCATCAGCTACGGCTCGATAGCAGTCAATCCGGCTTGTCGCGTACAGATCAATTTGATGGACGACCGTGCCAAAATCATGATCAAAAACGAGAACAGTTCGGCGCGGCTTTGTTTTGTCAAACGTGCGCGGATAGTCCGGCGCATCTTCCGCCATCCTTGCCGCGTCTCGCGATGCCTTGGCGCGCTTCTTGCTGCCTGCATCAATGCTGCGTTTTCTGAACATACTCCATCCTTTCAACCTTGCAAGCTCCTAACATTACACGTTAGGCTTCTCTGATGTCCATCGGCTCGCCATCCGCATCTTCCACTAGCCAAGTATCGCTAGAGTCGTTTCCGCTACCATTAAAACTCAGCTCTACCCGTCTGCTTTTTGCAGCCT